CGATCGGTCCCGCGACCACCGACGCGACCAACACGGAAGCCGAGTACATCGCTCTGACGCCCTATGTGCTGGTGGGCGAAGTGGAGAGCCTCGGAGAGTTCGGCGACGAAAGCGCGAGCGTCGACTTCGCCGCGATCGGCGACGCTCGAGTGAGGAAGCAGAAGGGCGCCCGTGACGCCGGTGTCATGGAGCTCGTCTGCGGCGAGGACCCGAACGACGTTGGGCAGCTTGCCCTGATCGCCGCTGAGGCAACCTCCTTCGAGTACGCCTTCCGTCTCGTCGCCAATGACGACCGAACCGTGGGCTGGAGCAAGTCGACGTTCTACTTCCGCGGGCTCGTCATGTCGAAACGTCGGAACACCGGAGAGAACGACAACATCGTCCGTCGTACCTTCAACATCGGCATCAACTCGGAAATCCTCGAAATTCCGAGCGAGGAAACCTGACCTATGGACCTCAATTCGCTTGATACGGGTCGCGCTTCCAATGAGGGCGCGACCCTTCACCTGAAGCACCCCATCGATAGCACGCCTCTCCTGCACGAGGGCGTGCCTCAGACGATCACGCTCGCGGGCACTGACTCCGATCGTTGGCGCAAGAACCAGTTCGAGGCCTACCGTCGTCGTGTCAAGGAAGCTCGTCGCTCGAATGGCACACTGCCCCCGGAGACGATCGAGGCCGAAGCTGTGGAAGCTCTCGCTGTCGTGACTATGTCATGGCAGAAGATCATCATCGATGGTGAAGAGCTCGAGTGCAACAAGCAGAACGCTACGATGGTCTACAAGCGTTTCCGCTGGATCAGGGAGCAGGTTGACGACTTCCTGGGCGACCTCGGAAATTTTATGAAGTCCTCGCAGACGAACTCCGAGAGTGGGCCGAAGTAGAGTTCGCTCGACGAGAGGACGAGGTTAACGAAGAGCCCTTCCCGATTGAGCTGTTCCACGTTTGGGAGGTCTTCGCTGAACTGCAGGAGTTGATGACCGGCAACGGTTTCTCAGTCAACCCCATCGACTTCCTGATGATCGAGTCCTGGGAACGGGCCTCTTTGGTGCCGCTGACTTTCAGCGAGAAGCGACTGATCATTGACCTCGGTCAAATCTACCTGCGCGTAATCCACAAGAAAAAAAGCCGGGTAGATAAGACGCCCCGATACACAGACGGAGCGGGCGTCATGAGTTTGATGCGGGGCAAGGGTGCGAAGAGGGTAAAAAAAGATGGACCTGGCGACACTCGTGATTAACGTGCAGTTCGCTAGTGTTACCGCAGCGACTGCCTCACTCAATGCCCTCGGCGCGGCGTCAGGTCGAGTCGAGGGCTCTGTCTATAAGCTCGGCGCTGTCGCATCCAAGGCCGGCTCCGCCCTGGCCGCCTTCATCGGCGCTATGGCTGGCGGGCAGCTTATCAAGACGATCGCCCAGCTCGACTCACTGTCTCGCTCCTTCACTGTCATCACGGGTTCGGTGATCAACAGTGAGAAGGAGCTCCGGTGGCTGGCCCGTACTGTGGACCAACTCGGTGTCGAGTATCAGACTGCGGCAGAGGCGTATGCCGGTCTGGCTGCCTCGGCTAAGGGCACGTCTCTCGAGGGTCAGGGCGCACGAGACATTTTCTACGCTGTGTCCAACGCTATGTCGGTTCTCGGTCGATCGGCTGACCAGACCCGAGGCGCGTTGCTGTCACTGCAGCAGATGATCTCCAAAGGTCAGGTCCAGGCCGAAGAGCTTCGTGGTCAGCTCGGTGAACGACTGCCTGGCGCGTTCGCCGCTGCGGCCAAGGCCATGGGTGTGACTACTGAGCGTCTGAGCAAGATGCTGGAGCTCGGATTGGTGCGCGCTGAAGTGCTCCTGCCTCGGCTGGCCGAAGAGCTCAACGCCCTGTACGGTACGTCTCAGCGTGCCGATACTCTGGGCGCCAGCTTGAACCGGCTCGAGAACGCATTCACTATGATCTTCCAGGAGATCGGTCGTCTCGGTGGCGATAACCTGAAGATGGTGATCGACTACCTGACTGAGATCGTCAAGAGCTCGGATACTGCGATCATCGCTGTCCGCGCACTCAAGAATGAACTTTCCAAAGAGATAGTAAACCTGCTTCCCAATGGTGGGAGCGGGGGCGTGGGGGCAATACTCGGTCAGGGACTGAGCGGTATTCAAGGTCCGGAGCAGTCAATCCGAGAGCTCGACCAGTTCATCAAGGCAATGAAGGCCGCCGAGAGCGTACTTAACATCCTGTGGCATAACTTCGGGGTGATCGTGACCGCTGCGATCGATCATGCTGTTCAGGACTCACTCAAGCTAATCCAGGACTTTATCAACGGAGTAGTCGGGGCAGTCAACTACGTCATAGGTCGATTGAATGCTCTTGATCAGTTCATGGGACTTCGTGGCGATATGCCCACTATGGACCCAGTGAAGCTGGTCGATGAAAGCACTAAGACAAATGCTCAAGAGCAGGCGGCCAATCTCGGTGCTATCATGCGCGGGGAGATCGAACGTCAGATGGCCCAGCCGGGCATTCTCGATCAGTTCTTCAAGCAAGTCGATAGTGAGATGCAGACACTGACGGCTCGACAGCGGGTTATCCGTGCTCGAGGCGGCGGCGGGCATGGTGAGATGATGTCGTGGCAAGATCCGGTTGCACCGACCATCTCTGCTGCACCAGCGAAGACTAGCACCAAGCTGAATGAGTGGCAGCGGGAGATCGACCAAATCCAGGACCAGACCGATGCGCTGAAACAGCAGGCAGCCACCTACGGTATGGCCGAGGATGCGGCGGCTCGGTACACAGCCACCAAGCGCCTTGAGTATGCAGCGAAGGAGGCCAATCTGAAGATCACGCCTGCCATGCGTTTGGAGATCGAGCGCGAGGCGAATGCTTATGCTGCGGCGACTCGAGAACTCATGATGATGAAACAGGCTGTGGAGAACCTGGACAATGCTCGGTCGCTTGCGCAGGGCAGTCTATCATCCTTCAAAGAAGACATGATGGAGGGTACTGGCTGGGTTCAGTCGTTTGCCAATGCTCTCGATCGTCTGGGTGATAAGCTCTTTGAACTGGCCGAAAACCAATTCTGGGACCTGATGATCGGCAAGACCGGGACTACCAATACCGGCCTGCTTGGCGGTCTATTCCAGGGTTTGCTGGGAGGTACTACCAATACTGCTGCGCTGTCCAACACTGGGTCGAAGTTCGCGGCCGGTGGTATGGTGAGAGGCCCGGGCACTGGCACGTCCGACAGCATCGCTGCCCGGCTATCGCACGGCGAGTTTGTGGTCAACGCCTCGGCTACTCGTCGCAATCGTGGCGCACTGGAGGCGATCAACAGCGGCCGACGCTTCGCACGTGGCGGGTATGCTGGAGACAACGATAACCGGCCCGGTGTCAATGTCGAGATCAACCTGCACGGTATGCCCGAGGGCGTACAGGTCGATAAGAGTCGTACTCGGGTAAGTCAAGGTGCCGGGGGTAATGTTCGCGTGGATGCGTTCGTTCGGAAGATCGTGCGCGAGGAAGTGGGTGGCGACTTCGAAGAGCGGGGCCCGCTGTTCAACAAGCTGGAACAGGTTTCTAACGTTCGTAGAACAAAGGGGGGTAGATAATGCCTCGTTATCCCACTTATCCGAAGGACCTACCATATAAGCCGTTGGCTTCGGGCTACGAAGAAAAATACTCACCCATCATGGAGTCTACGGACTCCAATTTTGGTTTATTCGCCCAGAGATCCGTGCGCAGTCTAGCCGCACGTCGCATCAACGTTACCCTACTCCTTGGTGAAGAGCGGAACAAAGACAAGTTTCATACTTTCTGGGATCGTGATCTCGAAAAGGGCGCTGGGCTATTTCGGATGCGCGCCAGGAACCCCGAGGGCAACTGGACTCTTCATCTCGTGCAGATATTCAACGGGGCTCTGACGTATCGACAGTTTGGGTTTACATCGATCGGTCGATATCGAGGAGACAACTGGGAAGTCCCGACCTATACGGTCGGCTTTGAGCAGTTGATCTACAATGAGTTGAAGTACGACGACGGAGACGACGACTGATGGATGACCTATTTGACGATGCCTGGAAAGAGGCGGAGGCAACCTTTCCCCCGGGCAAGACGCCTTGGATCACCCTTGAGTTCAGACACGAAGACCTCAATCCGCCACTTCGTATCGTCTCTGACAACAATCCCGAGGGCAAGGAGTTTCGACTCGAGGCCGATGCACCTGTGGACGGTGGAAACCTTGTCCACTTCGACGCTTGCCCGTTTGAGGTGGAACTTCGCATCAATGATCCGCAGGAACTACCGAAACTCGTGCTGATCATCGATAACGTCGCCCGACCGCTCGAAGAGGTTATCCGTACCGCTGTCAAGCAACGTAACCCCGTCGTGGTTCGTTTTCGCGCCTACCTCGGTGACGACAAGGACGAGGTTCACGCTGGCCCCATCGAACTGAATGTCTACACCGTCACATCATCTGGTAACCGATTGACGTGCACCGCTACCACTCCGTCATGGCAGAAGGAGATGTTCCCCTCCCTCATCTTCGATCGGATAATCTTCGACGAGCTTGTGGAGCAGGCGGCGCTATGACCACGGTAGAGTTCATCGAGCCCCTCATCGGCAAACGGTGGAAACGCTTCACTGAGGGTCCGGATACGTTCGACTGCTGGGGTCTGGTGGTATACGTTCGTCGTCACCTGTTCAATGACGAACTGCCGCCGGTCGAACGCCCCTTCGAGGGTATGGAGCTTGCTCAGGCGCGCGAGCTCTTCGAGCGATCGTTTGCGCCGATCGGCTGGCATCGCGTAGAGAAGCCGCAGGAAGGATCGATCGTGCTTTTGAGCAGGTATGATCGGCCGACACACGTTGGCGTATTCCTGAGCGTGCCTGGTTCGCCTGGACGCGTGTTGCACTGCCATGAGGACTTCGGTGTAATGTACGAGTCACCGATACAGCTTCGTCAGCAGATGTGGACTAGGTTTCGTTACTACTCGAGGGGATAATGGGTCAGGTAGCACACATCGTCGGATACTGGCCTCAGAAGTTTGCTCGTCGTGGGGGCCCCGAGACGGTCAACGAGATACTTGACCGAACGGGCTGGTACATCTGGGATCAACCCTGCATCGTCATAGTTCGCAAGCAGGGTGAGAAAGTCGGTAACCCCGTCATGCAGCGTGACTGGGGTCGACTGAAGATCGCAGACAACGATGATGTGATCTTCTTGCAGAAGCCCGCTGGCGGACGGGGCACCCTCGCGATCGGTGCGATGATCGCCATTGCCCTCGCCGCCGCCCTTGTCGCCGGACCCTTCGCGCCCCTCGTCGGCGGGGCTATCGGCGGAGCCGTAGGCCTGACCGGAGTGGCGTTCGGTACGACCACGTGGGCTTCCATCTTCGCTGCCACTGCTGCGGCCGGTATTGCAATGGGTGGACAGTTGCTCGTCAACGCCTTCCTAATGCCAAAGCCGGAGCAGGCCGATACCGGGGATGGTGATATCCCGCCGGCCCTCATGAGTGCTGGTGGAAACGTTGCCCGACCCTTTGAAACAATTCCCGTTCCTTATGGCAAGATCATCCATTGGCCCCCGTTGGGCGCCCCGCCGACTTCGGAGTTTCGAGACAACGAACAGACTGTGTCTATCCTTCTGTGTCAGGGACCTGGCAAGTACGACATTCACGAGATCAGGGCCGAGGACACCAAGATCTGGGACTCCTCTGGCGGGGTAGTCGGATCTTTTGCGGGTCGCATCAAGGTACAGATTAGGCAGCCCGGAGAGAAACTCACACTGTTTGCTCCCACAACCCAGTCGGCCGAGGTGGATAACCTCGAGTTGCCCGGTGGCAACAATGATGACGATTGGGGTGATGAGGTCGGCTGGTTTAACGTCAATGCGGCCGATACCGAGATCACTGAAATCTGGTTCGACTATATCCTGCCAGGTCTGTATGAGCTAAACAACGATAATGAACTTCGCCCGCGTAGCATCTCCATTAAGGCTGAAATCCAGGAGATTGATGCTGCCGGAGACCCGATAGGTTCCATACAGACTGCGTTCAACAACAATCTCTCGAAACGCTCTCGTGAGCAGATCAGGAAGACCGTAAAGGTTGACGTTAACGGTGGGCGTTGGCGCGCTCGCATGTCGAAAAAGAAAAAGAACCTCGACCTTGACGAGGGAGCGGACACGGTTATTTGGTATGCGCTCCGAGCCAAGCTAGACGGAAACAAGAGCTATCCTGATACTTGCATGGTTGCTCTTCAGTTCGAGGCTGAAGACAATGAGATCGCATCTACCGTTCAGAACCGTATCAACACGATTTCTACGAAGTGGCTCAACGTATACCGTGACGACGAGTGGCACTATGAGCCATCACGGAACCCCGTTTGGGCGGCTGTGGACATCTGGACTAATGAGACCTACGGGGGCGCGAACAGCCTTGAGTTCCTCGATCTCGACCTTTTGAAGTATTACGCGGATCTGGCGGACAATCGTCCCGATGTACCCGATACATTCAACTATGTTTATACGGGTGAAATCCCGATTACGGATGCAATGCATACCGCGTTGCAGACCATGCGATCGGTTCCGTTGGTCCTGGGCAACACGTTGTCGATCGTGCGCGACGAGCCTCGCAGCATCCCGTCCATGCTGATCGACGACACCTGTGTTCTCAAGGGCTCTTTCGAGATCAAGTCGGTATTTCAGGACTCTCAAACTGCGGACGACCTGATTGTCGTCTTCATGAATGAGGAGACCTGGGAACCCGACGAGGTACGTTGTACTCTGGCCGGCAGTAGTAGTGTCAAACCGGTTCGTATCCGTATCCCCGGCATCACTAATCGTGAGCAGGCCTGGCGAGAAGGTATGTACGCGGCCAAGGTCAACCGAGAGCGTCGTCAGTACCCGAGTGCTGAGATCAGCACCCAAGGTCGTCACCTGAAGTTTGGTGATTGGGTTAGGGTGTCGTCGGATACCCCGGGTAACTGGGGAGAGACGGCTATTATCATTCGAGATGAAGTCAGTGAAAGGAAGCTGTGGGTTGATCCAGCCCCGTCTTGGGGCGGAACTCAGAGGTATATCGAGATCAGAACTCGTACTGGTGGTAGGTTTGGGCCCATCCGTGTTTCTCAGGGTGCGCGCAAGTACATTGCTGTTCTTGATGCAAGTGACTTGACTGATGTAGAGGAAGAGCAGGGCATGAGTCTTGCCCAAGCCCTGGATCGTCAGTATGGTGCCCTCCCCGTATCTTGTATATTCGGTACGGCCAATCGGCAGGCCATCGATGCGATGGTCCTGTCCTATGACCCGTCGGGAAGCCGAGGTCGTCTCAACATGGTGCTGGATGACCCGTCGGTACATACCATCGATGAGACCGAGGTCATTCCGACACCTAATAACCCGAAGAGCAAACCGCCCAATCAGCCCGTGATCTATGAGGCTAGGGCTAGGATCAAGCAGAGGGGTTCTGATCGCACTCTCGAGGCTTCATGGACTGAGGCCTATGGTGCCAAGCGATATCAAGTCGATGTATCAAATGAGCTGGATGATACTGATCGAGAGTGGACCCGCGTGTATCGCGGCACTGTTCGTAGATGTGAGGTTCCGCTTGATGAAATTGCGACAAAGTGTCGCATCCGGGCTATCGGCAAGCTGGCCGGCCCCTGGATTGAGATCGAACTTGTAGACCCGTCATTCCTTCAGACCCCGACGGTCCTCTACACGCCGTTCACCGACACGACGGGTAAACGTCGGGGTGCCGGCGTCCACGTTTCTATCAATAAAGCTAGGGACTTTCGTTATGAAGGTTGGGTTATCGAGTATTGGCCCACCAGCGATCCCACACAAATTCGTACTCACACTGTCAGAAGCAAGAGCCGGACACAGGTAGACATCTACGCTGGCATCCGTGCGGGTATCGAGTACGCGTTTCAGGTTCGCTATATCCTACGTGGCGGGATCGATGGTCTCAACACCACGCCTGAGAACGTTACAGCTCTTGACCCGTTCGATGCTGTAAGCGCCCCTGTTCCTGTGTTCACCAGTGCCAACATCACGTCCATTCAAAAAGATGGACCGAACGGCAGTGAAAAGGCTGGGTTTGCCCTTACCATCCCGGACCCGGGTGATGCTAGGGTTACGCATGCCGTCGTTCAGTGGAAGAAGGACGGTGAGGCCGATACTGAGTATGAGGAGAAGGTTTTCAAGAGCTATACTACCTGTCGTCTTTGGGATAACATCCGTTCTCGTCAGAGCTATACCATTCGAGTGGCCTATCTTTTCGATGGGGTCGATCGTGGGAACTTCTGCATTCCCGTAACCGGTCGACAAGCCGTCGATGCTCGTGAGGACGACGTTCTTATCACCCGTGAAGGTAAGTTCAAGAACGGTAGTTTTGAACGACTAAACGCTGCAGGAACTTTCCCCAAGTTCTTTAGCCTGACGGGCAGTATCAATGTTGCAGTGATCAACGGCGGGGCGGGTCATCGTGATCGCTTCCTTCGGATAACCGGTCCGAGCTCTGGAAGTATCCTGATGAATACTAATGCCTACTACGAGGCAAAGCCCGGACAGGTGTTTGTTGTATCGATGCTACGTAAACGGATCTCCCTGCTCGCCCCCACGTGGATCGGGACGGGGGGTTTTGGGGTACGTTTCAACTACCTTAACGCTGCGGGGACCATATTCGATAGCATCACCCGCATAACAAGCAATACCGATACCTCCTGGACAGACCTCAGCTTTACAACTGACCCAGCCCCGGCCGGGACTGTTGCTGTGGGTGCGGACATATTGGTGTCAGGACTTGATACGGGTCAGATAGGTGTTGACTTTCTTGAACTCGACGAACAGATAGTTGGTGTAAGGGTTGCATCCAAGGCTATCGACAAGTCCAAGTTTGCGGATAACGCAGTGGGCAAAGTAAACTCACTGAGCAGTAACGGAACTGGTATCATCTCGTCCACCAGCTTCGATGAAATCTTTGGCGGGGATGCCAGTATCTACAAAAAGGTTCTAGTCACGGCCACTGCCAAGTTCAGGTCTAACAGTAACCCAACACCTCCTTCTCTGCCGGCCTGGTCACAGTGTGAATTTCGACTCGTTGTAGAGTATGATGGGGTAACTACAGTTCTTGATCGAACGGACTTGCTGGGTGTCAAGAACTTTGCTCAAGACGAGTTTCAAGACATAGTTGTTACGATGTCCGGTGTCTATGAACTCCCGACGGGTGTTGACGAGGCAACTGTTGAGATGCGTATTGAGGCGTTGACTACGTCTGGCACGGCAAACGGTCGATATTCAAGACCTCGTATTAGTTGGGAAACCATCGCATGATAGCGGATTTTGGGTTGATCCGGGGTATTTGCTACATTCAAGTCAACGTCAGGAGGTCACTATGCCCTGGGCCGAGGTAACTAACCCCCAAGAAGAGTATGAGATTTGGGTTCGGGGTAGGGACAAGCACATAAACTACCCACTCATCGATCCCGATACTGGCGACCCGATTGAAGGTACCGAAGAGTGGACTGTGGAGGCCGCTTGGATCACGTGGCCCGATATTGAGGATGCGCCTATCGCCCTTACAGGGGGTAATGCCCTCACGTTTGCTTCGGGCGTCATCGTGGGTGTGGTGTCCGCCGACCTGTTTCTCGATATGCCCCGAGGTACTCGATCCTATCTCTACGTCGATATAAATTGGGCAGACGGCGAAGAGCTTCTCACCATCCAGATACCCATTCAACTGAAGAAGGCACCGATCGATGGCTGAGCCCCCGCCCTTCGTTGTTAAGGTAGAGAATAACCGGCCGTCAGTAGTTCGTGCCACCGCACCTCTTCCGGGAGCCTTCAGCTGGGTTCCTGAAGTAGTAAATGTACCGGATGGTGATCGTGTTGTCCAACAGATCATCGGGTATTACGGGGGTCAGGGCACGGCACCTACGGCTTTCATCGGCTATTACCTCGGTGAAGAGGGTCTTGTAGCAGACATCGAGGATGCTTCGGATATTCGGGGACCGACTGGTGCCGGTAGCGGCGACGTTACGACCTCGGGTGCAGTGACGTCTGGCGGACTTGCTGTATTCGCCGACACCAGCGGTGACCTTCTCCGGGCGGCCGCAAGTGGCGACGCCGGGGCGATCCGTACGCTTTTGTCTGTGTACTCACAGGCTCAGGTTACTTCACTGCTGTCGGGTTATGCCAGCCTGGTGGCTTTGAACGACCTCAGCGATGATCTCGACGCAGAGATTATCACTCGGGGTGATGCTGACACCGCCCTTGACGGTCGACTTGATACGGCAGAGGCAAAACTCACGCATATCACGGTTACCCAGGCGGTCGATCTTGATGCGATTGAAACTCGCGTCAATGCCCTCGATGCCGCGGTAGTTCTCAAGGGCACGTGGGCCGCTAACGCCGGTACGTTCCCCGGCAGTGGTACGGCTCAGGCTGGCGACTCCTGGATTGTGTCCGTCGCTGGAACCGTGAACTCGGTTGCTTTCGCTGTAGGCGATCGCATCATCGCCATCTTGGACAATGCCAGCACATCTACCTTCGCTTCCAATTGGTTCAAAGCGGACTACACAGACCAAGTCCTGTCGGTCAACGGCGAGACCGGCGCTGTTACCCTGACGACTGATGATATCAGCGATACGGGGCAGACCAATAAGTGGTCTACGGCTGCGGAGAAGGCGAAACTCACTAACATCTCCGTAAGTCAGGCGGTTAACCTCGACACGATGGAGACCGACCTCGCTGCGGCGATGGACGATATCGATGACCTCGAGGCAGTTCAGGGGACTATCGTCACTGACCTGGATGCAGCCGAGGCCGACATAGCCGCACTTGAAGCGGCTGACACCGCTCTGGATGGCCGCATTGATACGCTCGAGGCGCTGAAGGCGCTGTTCGATGCCGCTGCGTCGACTGGTACTGTGTGGAAGCGTACCGGCACTGGCGCGGGTCAGTATGGTTGGGGGGCTGACTCGACTGGCGGTGGTGGCGGTGGCGGTGGCGACATGTTCGCCTCCATGTATGACCCGAACACTGTCGAGTCTGACGCTTTCGACATGGACAACATGGTCGAGGGCGCTACTAACCTGATTTTGACGGGAGCCGAGCGTACCAAGCTGGGGCATGTCACTGTCACCCAGGCGGTTGATCTCGATGCGATCGAGACAAGAGTCAACGCGCTGGATGCGGCCGTTGTCCTCAAAGGCGTTTGGGACGCTAGTGCTGGCACGTTCCCGGGCAGCGGCACTGCGCAGGCGGGTGACTCGTGGATCGTGTCTGTGGCTGGTACGGTCAACTCGATCGCCTTCGCCGTCGGTGATCGTATCATTGCGATCTTGGACAACGCGTCCACTTCGACCTACGCGTCCAACTGGTTCAAGGCTGACTACACGGATGCTGTGTCCAGCGTTGTCGGGTTGACCGGTGCTGTCGGTCAGTCGGCGTTGCGTAGTGCCCTAGCACTTGTGCCGGGCACTGACGTCCAGATGCAGTCTGCACAGCTTCAGGCGATCGACGACCTGACCTGGGCTGCCGGAAAACTGATGAAGCTGACCGGCACGGCGGGACTGTCGGCTATCGATATCTCGTCCAACGCCGAGAGCATCCTCGCCGCTGCCGACTATTCGGCCATGCGTACTCTGCTGTCGCTTCGACCGACGATCGATGTTCAGACCCAGTCGGCCAAGTTGCAGGCCATCGCTGACCTGACGTGGGCCGCCAATAAGCTGATGCGGCTGACTGGTACGGGAGCTCTCGATACGATCGACCTCTCGGAGAACGGCGCATCACTGATCGCTGCGACCAACTACGCGGCCATGCGCACGCTACTGACACTCGAGATCATGGCCTCGGGCGATCTCCGGGCCGGTACGAGCGGCAAAGTCCTAACGGCCGACGGTGTGCATACTGACAACGCCCCGGTCGACCTCGGTACGTTCGGCTCGACGATCACTCCGAACCTGGCGAACTGGTTCAACGCTTACGGCACTCTCCCGGCCGGTGGGGGCACTCTCACGCTCGCCAACCCATCGACCAATGGCAAGCCCGGCAGTGTGTATGCGCTTCGATTGACTCAGGGCGCGGCGGCCTCGACGATCGCTTTCGGCACTGACTATCACGCGGCGGGTGGCGTATCGACTATCACTCTCACGGCTACTCCCGGCGTCAAGGATATCATCTACATCAAGTGCCACAGTGCCACTGAGTATTGGGTATCGATCGAGAAAAACGTGAGGCACTCATGAGTCGGTACGAACACCGCGGAGAACTACTGGTACCGGATCGTCGTATCCATTCGCTCGATGATATCATCCGCGAGCACTCCGAACGAGAATACCTCAAGAAGGTTCGTCGTAACAGCACCTGTGTCCTACCCGGCATGGGTGCTCGTCCCGGTTATACGGCTGCTGGTGGTGGTCCGCCCCCCGCGATCGCCTTTGTGGACAGCTACGAAGCCCCTGGCACTTCGCATACACCTCCTGGCAGTGGTGGT